GAGCTGCGAGCCATCGAAGACCACACGAAGCAGATCAGCTCCACCGAGCCGATCACGCTCGGCTTCGATGGCTCCGAAGGCCGGAAGATCGGCATAGCCGATGCCACGGTCCTGATCGGCTACTCGGTGACGCAACGGCACCTGTTCAAGGTCGGGATTTGGAGCCAGCCGGACGGTCCGGCAGGCGAAGGCTGGCAGCCGCCCCGCCTCGAAGTCGAGCAGACCGTGCGCGACGCTTTCGAGCGGTTCAATGTGGTGGGGTTCTACGCGGACCCGTCGGCTGGCTGGGCTCAGGATGTGAAGGGCTGGGAGGCACGCTACTCGCGCCGCCTGCGCGCCAAGATCAGCGCGTCCGAGCCGATCCGGTACCCGCAGCGCAACGTTGCCAAGACCTGCGAAAACTTCGCGCAGCTCTTGTCCGCGATCCACCAGGAACGCATCACGTATGACGGTGACCCGATGATCACTGCGCACCTGCTCAACGCCCGTAAATCGCCCAGGCAATCGGGCTACGTCCTCGTCAAACCTGCGGACGACCAGGACTACTCGAAGATTGACGCCGCCTGGGGCGCCATGTTCGCCTACACGGCCGGACTCGACGCCGTCGGCAAGGGCGCAGCCAAGCAAACCAGCCGCCGCGCACCGAGGCGGCTCTACTAACACACTGGGGGAGGAGGCCCCACCTCATGACGAAAACGCCCGAGGAATGGCTCGCCTACCTCACCGCAAAGATGGACAAGGAGCGTCCACGAACGGACCTCCTACGCTCATACACCAACGGATCATCTCCCCTGCCGGAGATGGGCCCTAATCTCGCAAAGGCATGGCTGAAGTTCCAGCGGCGTGCGCGCACCAACCCCGGCAAACTCGTCGTGTCCGCACTCGCGGATCGACTCATCCCCAACGGGGTGACAGTCGGAGCCAGCGAGGACAGCCCCGCAGCTCAGGCGGCCGCGCGCATCTGGCGCGACAACCGCCTCAAAGTGGTCTTCGCGGACGCAATCTGGGACGCGGCCACCCTCGGCCACGGCTACCTCCTGGTCACCCAGGACGAAGACGGCCGAGCATGCGTCACCTACGAGCGCCCCGAACACATGTACGTCGAACCGGACCCAGTCAAGCCCTGGCGCGCGCTCGCGGCCGTGAAGGTCTGGCGCGACCAGGCGGCCGGCCTCGACCACCTCGTGATGTGGACTCCGGGCCTACGCATGTCCTACACGCGCTCGGCATACGATAAGTCGCGGCAACTGATCTCCCGTGTGTCCGGGGACTGGCGACTCGACCTAGGCGGCGTCCAGCCCTTCGAGGGAGCGCCCCCGGTCGTGGTCCTCGAGAACAGGCACAGCATGGGCGAGTTCGAGCACGTGCTCGACCTGATCGACCGAATCAACTGGCAGACCCTGCAGCGCTTGGTCATTATCTCGATGCAGGCCTTCCGACAGCGAGCACTGAAGTCGTCTGAAGGGTCGGCGGGTCTGCCGGCCGAGGACGAGTCCGGGAACGCGATCGACTACCAGGCGATCTTCGAACCCTCACCCGCAGCCCTATGGGAGCTGCCCCCGGGTGTGGAAATCTGGGAGTCCTCGCAGACGCAGATCACGGAGATTCTCAACGCGACCAAGGATGACTGGAGAGAGCTGGCAGCCGAGACCGCAACGCCTCTCTCGATCATGCTCCCCGACTCCGCGAACCAGTCGGCGGCGGGAGCTGAGCAACCCCAGAAGGCACTCCTCTCCAAGGCAGGCGACAGGATCGAGCGCTTCAAGCCAGCGCTCGCATACCTCATCGTCAAGGCACTCGCGGTCGAGGGATACAGCCTTGGCGAGTCCGAGACCGTGGAGGTCCTGTTCGTCCCGCCGCACGCTGTCTCCCTCACCGAGAAATACGCTGCGGCCGTCCAGGCACGCAATGCCGGCGAAGCGCTCGAAACTATCCAGCGCAACATCCTCGGCTACAGCCCCGAGCAGATCGCACAGGACAAGCAGCGTAGGGCTGAGGAGCAGCTTGCGTTGGCGTTCGCGCTCCAAGACAAGCCGCAGCCGCAGCTGACAGATGAGGCCACAACCCCGAGTCCGGGGGGGACCCGGCAGACCTGAAGCTCAGGTTTGATGCCCTCGGCACGGCGATCCGCGCCGGCGTCGCTCCTGAATCAGCGTCGGAGGTCGTCGGCCTCGACGGAATCCGATTCACGGGCGCCGTCCCCGTCGCACTCAGGCTCCCAGAGACACAGTCAGCGACACTCGAGGAGAAGTAACGATGCCGGACCTGGACTCGCTCAACAGCCTCACTGAGGCCTATGACAGCCAGGTCCACGCAATCCGACAGCAGATCACCGCCTTCGGACAGGCCTACTGGGACTCACTCCCGCACTACAGGGCCAGCGCCGTCGAGGACATGATCCAAGCGATCACCCCCAGAGTGACCGCAGGCCAGCTCCGCATAGCCGATCTGACCCGGGCGTACCTCGCACAGTGCGCCCGCGAGCTCGGCTGGAAGGTCGTCCTCCCACCCATCGACCAGGACGAGATACGCGGCGCTCGCGGCGTAGACCCGCGCATCGTCTATCGCCGCCCAGCCGTCGACGTGTACACCGCGCTCGCGGCTGGCAAGCCTCTGCCGCAGGCTGCGGCTGAGGGGCGACTGCGGCTCACGCAGTTGATCGGTGGGGACATGCAGTTGGCGAAGGTGCATGCGTCTCGGCAGTCGATGCGGGGCTACCCAGAGGAGGGGCAGTTCTACCGGCGTGTCCTCACGGGGCGAGAGAATTGCGCCCTCTGTGTGGTCGCGTCGACGCAGCGCTATTACCGTGGTGACCTGCTGCCGATTCACCCGGGGTGTGACTGCGATGTGCAACCTCTTCCTCCGGGCCTGGCGGTCAATCAGGTGATTGACGAGGACTTGCTCGAACAAGTCCACCAGATCACGGCGGACCGCCTCGGTGTCTCTGACCGGGGTGGGCGCACGCCGGATTATCGGAAGCTCCTGACGGTCAGTGAACACGGCGAGTATGGGCCAACGCTGTCGTGGTCGCAGCCCAAGGCCAAGCCTGCGCCTAAGACCAAGGTGGGGGAATCCGAGCCGCCTAAGCCTCCCAAGCCCCCGAAGAAGACCACAGCACAACCGCCGGACGACCCCGATCGTTTAAAGCGTCTAATGAGCGTTCCTGCCGAAAAATGGCATAAGACGCTTCAGTACGAGGGTGGGGACGTGACGGGGATTCCCGGAGAATTCCGGTATCCCGAGAGAGGAAGTGGCCGCGTGTTTATCCCGGCAGTTTCGGTCAGAGACGCGCCCAGTGAGCATGAGGTGCTCACGGCGCTGCGCCTGGCGGAAGAGGGAGTGGACGTGCTGTTCCGCATAGATTCGCGCGAAGAAGGCGTGAAGAACCCAGACGTGGAAATGAATCAGCAGGTCTGGGAGTTCAAAGCGCCCACGGGGCAAGGCAAGAACACCGTCGATTCGCAGATGAAGCGAGCGGGGAAACAGACTGAACGCCTGGTCCTCGATCTACGCCGTAGCGAACTCGATGATAAGAAATCGATCTGGGATGTCCGGCAAGGTATGCAGGGTCGCCATCTTACCCAAGTGATTGTCATAGATCACGCAGGAAATATTGTCTACATTCCGTGAGTGTGTTACCCTAGCGGTGAGGACATCCCGGCAGCCCCTTCGGGCAGCCCAGGTGTCCTTTTCACATAATGCTCAAACTAGCCGACCTCGGACGTAATGCCTGGGTCGGTTTTTTGATACCCAACCAGCCCCCAGCCGTAACGGTGTGGGGGCTTTCGTGTACCCGGAATGGGAGGAATCACCATGAAGAACCACCTGAAGCACCGTACATACCTTCGCTTCATCGACGCCCCATCCGCAGAAACGGGAGGGGATGCGACGTCCTCGCAGGATGCCCCCGCTGCCGCTGCTGAGGATACAGCCCAGCAGGTTGACTGGGAGGCGGAGGCGCGGAAGTGGAAGGAATTGTCCCGCAAGAATGAGTCTCGGATGAAGGAGAACGCCGAAAAGGCGCGCTTATACGACGAGGTTCAGGAGCAGGGCAAGTCCGAGCTGCAGAAGGCGCAGGAAGCGGCAGCGAAGGCTGAGGCGCGAGCTGCGGCGATGGAGGCCGAGGCGATGCGAGCCAAGGTCGCGGCGGCGACTGGCGTGGACGCGGACCTGCTGTCTGGCTCGTCAGAGGAGGAGCTGAGGGCATCTGCTGAGCGCCTCCTCGCTTGGCGAGGCGCGCAGGTGCCCAAGGGTGCTCCCGCGACGGACGCGGGAGTTCGTGGTGACGAGATCAGGGCTGCAAGACAGCTCACCAGGGAAGACCTCCAGAAGATGTCTCCCGCAGAGATCATCAAGGCCCGTCAGGACGGGCAGCTGAACAACATCATGGGCATCGCATAAGCGAGCCAAGAAAGGACACACAATGACTCTCACGCATTTCATTCCGGAGCTGTGGTCGGCCAGCATCCTCGAAAACTTCCGTCGTGACACGGTGCTCGTCGGGATGGCCAACCGCGAATACGAGAAGGCCTTCACCGCGGGCTCGAAGATTCACATCCCCGGCATCGTCGATGTGAAGGTGAAGGACTACAAGACCGGCGCGGTGACTGCGTCCGGCGGCGCTAAGGTGCCGCGCACGACTGTCCCCGATGCTGTGGAGTCCACGGGCATCGAGATCACCATTGACCAGGAGAAGAGCTTCGACTTCCTGGTCGATGACATCGACGCCGCGCAGGCGAACCAGTCGCTCGACGCGTACACCAAGTCGGCGGCGGCAGCGCTCGTTGAGGACGCGGAGACCTTCCTGACCGCGATGCTGACCTCCAAGGGCACGGCGGTCACGGGCATCGCGAACCCGACGAACTGGGAGACGGCTTACGCCGCGATCCTGAAGCTGCGCGGCAAGCTCTCGGCCGAGAAGGTCCCCGCCATGGACCGGGTCCTCCTGATCAACGCGGCCTTCGAGGAGTTCCTCCTCTCTGACGGTTCGAAGCTGACCAGCTTCGACAAGTCGAACATGACGGATGGCCTCCGTGAGGCGACGATCGGTCGTCTCCTGGGCTTCGACGTGGTCACGAGCCCCTGGCTCGATAACACGAAGCCGATGGCCGTCGCGTTCCACAAGCCGTCCGTGGCCTACGTGTCCCAGGTCGAGAAGACCGAGTCGATGCGTGCCGAGCAGACCTTCGCGGATCGCGTTCGTGGTCTTCACGTCTACGGCGGCGCGGTTCTGCGCCCGAAGGCGATCCAGGTCTTCAAGGCGGCGTGATGCAGGTCAAGGGAGACAACGGGATCGAGTTCGAGCTCGCGGACGAGGTCGCCACGGCAATGATCACGGCGGGCATCCTCAAGGGAGCCACCCCCGACGACGACACGTCAGACGGGGACGACGCCGGGCCTCCCGAGGCAGCCCCCGAGGAGCCTGCGAAGAAGCCCAAGAAGTAGGAGGGACGATGCCTGTTCCGCTGGTAACTGTCGAGGACATCGAGGCCGCGCTCGGCCGCCCCCTCACAGACTCGGAGTCGGCGCGGGCAACGTTCATCGCTGACAAGCTCGCCGAGGCCTTCCGACAGCGCGCACGCCAGACGTTCACCGTCGAGACGTACACGCACCGGCTGAAGGTCGACGCGGGCGGACGAGTCGTCCCCACACGGGCGCCGCTCGTCTCCGTCGAGGCTGTCACGACCGACGACGGGCAGGCGATCCCCTACACCGTCAGGCACGGCTTTATCCAAGTCGGCGCACCTGCGAACGAGTTCGTTGTCGTCACCTACGCGGCAGGCCTCTCCGAGGTCCCCGCAGCGGTTCGACTACAGCTCGCAGATAGCGTGCGACGTATCCTCCTCATCCCCGACGCCGCCGCTCAAGGGGCGACTCAAATGACTGAGACGACGGGGCCGTTCACGCAGACCCG